ATGCGTCTCAATATGGATGATCTGATTCTGCGTATCGGTGACGATTGGCATGTTGCCCTGATGCAGCGACGCATGCTCCAGAACGGCCAGAGCGGCCTGATCTTGAGTGCGAGAAGATTGGAGCTGCGAGGGCAAGTAACGATCCACCATCTGTTGGCCAACCTGTGCGGCAATATAGTCCTTGAGCAGGTTAATTTTGCCGCCCTCTGGAAGGGAGCCGGACAACTGGAGAAGAGTTCCAAGAAGCTGCTGCTTCGCGAACTGAGAACCTTGGCCGACCGTACGAGTCGCCTCAACGTAGTCGATGTCCATCATCGCCTGAATCGGAACACCACGCTCTTTGCATCGACGCTGGAACTCGATGGCGTCCTTGTCCGACTTGGTAATCGGATTGAGATTAGGATCTGAGGCACGGTTGTACCGCTCTTCAAAGAAAGAATCCAACTGGTTGTAATACCGACTCAACTGAGTCTTACCTATGGCCGATTGCTGCGACGAAATGATCTGCATTTCGGTGGCAGTTCTCGGGTTGCCAGTCTTGTTGAGCGATTGGCGATACTGAGAGAGATTGCCTTGCAGAACATTCTCAAGATCCGCGTTGACCGCCATAGGAGCGTCCAGAACACCGGCAATGTTCTGCTGGATGACTTCGTAGTCTGGAGGAAGTATCGCATACGGTCCTTGTTGAACGACGCTGGTCTTACTCAGCGCATTGGCATTCAGGGGTCGGAACAGAATCTGAGTCCGCGCAAACGCGCTGTCTACCATCGAGCAACGGAGACGATTCTTCAGCTCCATTGCCTGAAGCATCTTAATGCCAAGACCCTTTACGCCGTGATGCTCGCCGTCGCCACGGTCGTAATACATCGGATGAATGACCTGCTCCCACCGGCTGAACCGACGAAGCTTGCGATACATGAAGCTCTCGCTGTCGCGTTCATCGATGATGGCGTGGCTGATCTGACCATCGAATTCCTTGTAGAAAACGTGGCACATCAAGACCACCTCGGAACGTGCGCTGAACGTAATGTCGTTTGAGCGAAGCTGCTTCTGGAAGAACTCCCAGTCGTACTGCACACCTGAGCGATACGGTTCGGGCATCGCAGCGCGGATACGCTGACGAACGTAGCTCACGTCCCAGCCGGAAGCTTTTGCTGCCTCTTCGTCTTGGATCTTCTCGAACAGGTCATCCACGCCCATGCGAGTACGGACGCAGGCTACCTTCCAGTCGCTGACGTTAGACTTGGTGCCATCGGGGACGAGTAGATCCGTCGCCATAATGGCTTTGCAGCGCCAGTTGGTGTTGTCCTCAAAGATCAGCGGACCATCTCCAATGAGAACCATCTCACGCTGCGAGAGCTGCATGATGTAGTCGAAGTCCTTGTCGAGCTTCTGGAGACGATCAAACTCTTCGGTGATGATCTTCGACCATTCCTCCCGCTTATCCATGTCATTACCGTAAGCAGTACGGACATTTGCGTACGTCGGCACCTCGGCGAACACGTCATAGAAGGAAGACATGGCCAACGTGAGGAACGCTTCCGATTCACGGAAGTTGACGTTGGTGCGGAACGCTTGGTTATTACGGCGCAGTTCTGCTGGATTGTACGGAGGATTTCCATCAACGAGTCCGCGAAGCTTTGCGCGAGTGCTATTGCGAAGCTCATCGGCCATGATTAGCTTCTGAAATATCTCGCGAGCGGATGCCGCGTCGGCGATACGAGTTTCCGGGGCTTTGCCCTCCTCGTTAATGGTTTCGAGCGGTAGTTGGGCTAGGTTTCCGTACATGATCGTTTTTTCCAGCAGTGAGCCGGGAGGTTTTCGTTCTCTGTAGCGTCCGAGAATTTATGAAGGGTTTCAATGGGAAACCAAACCATGCTCCTGATGAAGCAACCGCAAAACTCGCAGCTTTGCAGACTTTCGTCTACTGGAGTGCTGCCGTGTTGAGAAAAAGTTTTAACAGCATCCTTCAGGACGCGAGCATTACAACCAGTGCATCCAAGGGGCTTTCGATTGAATGGACAAGTTGAGCAAATGTTTGCGCGTCGATTTGCTTCCGCTTGACCAACCTTGCCGCCGCCAACGGTAAGACCGTGCAGAAGGCTCATGCTGAATCGGATGACATCTCCGAGCTGAAGCGATTTCAAACCTGCTGGCTTGGGGATATTAACTTCATCGTAAGAGCAATCGGCACCGTTACGACACGCATATTCGGTGATTAAAGTGTCAAGGTTGGCGGGGATTTTAATCGCATTCGCCGTGTAATGGTTACGAATAAACTCATGGAGTTGCGGCCATGATCCTCCGGCGATTTCGATTCCGGTTTCAGGAACTCGATAACTCCATCCACCGGGAATCACCATGTGTTCGTTCAGCACCTTGTATCCACTCATACGTCTCCTTCGTAATAAATTGAGTCAGCGTCCCTGACTAGTTTTTCCCACACCTTGTCAGCTTTTGTTGCTCGCGGCTCAAATGACGCAGTTTTGCGCACTAGATCAAGCAAGACTACAGCAGCGTCGGCCAAATCAGGCGATTTGCCGGTTCTCTGTTTCATAACGGTCTTTGATTCGACCGATATCTTTCGCTTGGAATCATCAAACATTCGCGCACAGAACTCTTGAAGAGTCTCAATATCCATGCCTCCCAGACGCTCCTCAACGGCCCATTTGCGCATCGAGAACCATAACTCAGTCACCTTTCTATCGTAAGCCTCATTGCATGGCCTACTGTCTTCGTCGCTGACGGGAATCGTTGACGGAGAACCGCCGAACTCGACGCGATGAACCACACCCCATTCGCGAGTCAGAATGTCGGCCAACCCGCCACCTTCGCCGCTTGAATCGAGAGCAAACCTGTCAGGCGGAACACCTCGCTTGTTGCACTCCTCTTTAACCCGATTGGCTATCTGGTAATGAACTGGCTCGGTTAGCTGCGCATTAGGGGATATCTGGATAATGTCCTGAAAAAGTATGCTTAGTTTGTCGTTTGCGGTTCCAACCTTGGCAAAGCGAAGGACGCATCTGTCGCCACCAAAACCCGGATCAAGACCGGCAACAACTTGGACATTGGTGGTAAACACCAAATTCTTTGTAGGTGTGTGCGTCTCGATGAGCGATTCGGACAAGACCGTCTTGACCATGCCGTCAGGACTCCAGAATCCGCGTGTGTACTTCCAGAACGTAGGACTCTGTTCGCCCTCGTGGCGCATCGCAGACAAGACCTGATCGTGAGTGATAAGGTATGGATACTTTGTGCGTCCTTCGCTGATGTTGGGCGACTTCATGCCGTCAAAGCGTCGGCACATCCCGCGTTCTGTCAGCCAATGCTGGTCTTCAATCGTAACGCTGCGCCAACCCTTTGCCGGTGTGCAGAAGCGTCCATGAGGATCAAACTTTGAGGCAGGGTTACCGATGACCAGCATCTTGAACTCGCGGCAACCCTTAGAAAGGTTCGTACACGCTTCGAAAGCCGCTTCAGGCGTATCCGTAGCTTCGTCGATAATAACCATCACACGCTCGGCGTGGATGCCCTGAATGTTGGCCACAGCCTTTGATGTGTTGCCCTCGGCGACGGCGATAGCGGAAATGGAATGTCGGTCGTCGCCTTTGATAGCCTGAAGGCTCATCTTCGAATCGACCATGTTTCCGGGGAATCCTCGCGATTTCCGAACAAGATCCTGAAGATTTGCCCACATACGCTTTCGGATCATCTTTGCCGTTGTAGACGTGAGAACAACGGTTGTCTTGGACGGGTTGGCCAACCACCAAACAGTCGCAAAGAGCGTCGCGCCGAAGGTTTTTCCGCTCGCGCCGCAACCTGCCCATCCGACGTAGTCGTGTTCGCAAAGACCTTCGACTTGTGCTTCAAGCCACGGGTTCCAGCTCATCTTCGGCCATAACATTTTCGTGGCGTTACGAAAATGATCAAAAGTGCCTAGACCTCCTTCATTCGGTTGGAGCCGATTTCGGAATGCGTAGAGTTCCAGTTCTAGGTCTGGAATCTTGACGGGCGAACGAATCCCGTACTTGTGGTCGATCAATGGATGCTCTGACACTTGCTCTGCCATAGTTTGGCCTTGCATTAGTTGTCGTTGGACTTGAGGTTCTGCGAAAGGAAAAATATGCCGTCGCAACTTATTTCTTCAACCGGCTGTTGCCAACCTTGCGACTCCGATCCGATTGTCGTAAACACGCCCGGACCTCAAGGTAATCCCGGCACCAACGGAACGAATGGCGCAAACGGAGAAAATGCGTTCTCGTATACGACCGCGTCGTTTGTAGTTCCGACGTTTGGAGCATCGGTTGTCGTTCCGGTTGCGAACACTTCGTTTCTTCCAGAATCGGTTGCTGGACAGTTTTTTGTCTCCGTTCAGGGATGTGGCTACTTGCAGGTTACATCGGTAGACGGATTGCTGGTGACACTTCAAAATCCGCTTGCAGGTGTTCTCGGAGTCCCAAATGCGATTCCTACGACGGTAATTCCACTTGGTTCGCTTATCACGCTGTCGGGTGCGATTGGCGCTACGGGTGCGGCTGGTGTGGCCGGTGGCGCGCCATCTGCCGGAACGTACATTCTTCGAGTTCCTGACGCAGCACTCGCAAGCGCAACGGCGCTCAATTCGTTTTCATCCGGTTACATCAAGACTCAAGGGTCGAGCGGATCTGGATTTCTATCGACCGTCGCAACGGTTCCTGTGGGAGACATCAGCGGCGTGTTGCCGGTTGCAAAAGGTGGAACAAACGTAGCAACCGTACCTACCAATGGCCAACTACTGATTGGCAATGGAACCGGCTACACGTTGGCAAGCCTTACCGCAGGATCGAACATCACGATTACGCCGGGTGCGGGAACGATCAGCATTGCATCGACGGCAAGCGGGGCAGCGTTCAGCTACGTCACGTTTACGCGGAGGTTGACTGGCAACAACCTGATTGCGTCTGGAGCCACTAAAAATCCATTTAGCCTTGGAGATTTTCCTTCTGGATCTTGGGCAGGAATAGATACCGCGTCTGGATTTACTGCTGCGACTGGTCGATTTACGGCTCCTTACACTGGATACTATAAAATTGATGCGGTGTTTAATCTGCTCGGAAATACTGGTGTTGCGAGCGTAATTGTGTTCTTGCGTAAAAATGGAATAACAAACGTTTTTCAGACTCAAGAGTTTAACGCTACAAACGCTTCTCCTCAAAGTTTGATTCCGGTTTCATTTTCTTACATCGATCAGGCCACTGCAATTACTGATTACTACGAGATATTGATTCAAACTACTGGGTTTGGAGTAAACGTCGCAACCGGCTCCTCATTCTCCATCCAGCGGATTCAGGCTTAAACCATGAGCGAACGCGCACCACGGAGGTACACGGATGGGTCTGTCACCTTTGAGGGTGGCGTTGACTCAGGTGTGATGCCGTCTGAAGTGGACAAGAATCAGGTGGCGTTTGCGGTGAATGCCAGCTTCCGGCAAAGCTTTGTTTCTCCTCGACCGGGTTTCATCCAAAAGGATTACCAAACATGCCTTTCGATTACCGCCGATAACACGCTCGTCACTGCGGATCAAACGAACGTCACGGCTGATGGATACTCAGAAGAATGCTACAGCTCAAGCGGACTGACCGGCGTGTTCCAGTGTGCGCTTCCGTACATCGGAGACAATGGCTCGACGTTCATCCTGATGCTGATCAGTGGTAAAGTGTGGCTTTACGACTGCCTTCAAAACAGCGTTCAGAACCTTTCGGCTACGCCCGATCTTGAGAATCCATCGAACATACTCGACGGCTGGATGGTTCAAGCCGAGAACTTCGTCGTCATTCAAGATGGGCAGAGCGCACCGCTGATCTTCAACGGATCAAACCTGCGTCGCGCAACCATCGATGAAATCAAGTGCGGCAGAGTAATGGCCTACGTCAACGGACGTATCTGGTACGCTCTTGCAAATGGATTCTCATTCCGAGCAACCGACATCGTTTATGGAGACGGTACGCGAGCCAGTGTTCTCAAGGAAACCGAGAACACCTTCCTCAATGAAGGCGGTGACTTTGCGGTTCCGTCGGATTCAGGAGGCATCACAGCAATGGCCGTCCCCGGCAATCCAGATACGTCGCTGGGGCAAGGACCGCTTCTCATCTTCACGCCACGATACGTTTTCAGCATAAACGCTCCGGTTGATCGTGATGTCTGGAAGAATCTGAACTATCCGATTCAGGCCATTAGCTTGCTGACTAGTGGAGCGTTGGGTGCGCGTTCAGCCATCACGGTCAACGGTGATGTGTTTTATCGTGCAGTCGATGGTGTTCGCTCGTTCATTATTGCCAGACGTTCGTTCAACGATTGGGGAAATACACCGATCAGCAACGAAGTTCTAAACATCATCGATAATGATCAGGCCGATCTGCTGTGGGCCAGTTCTGCTGTCGTGTTCGACAATCGATTGCTGATGACGTCTCAGCCTCGGTATGATGCCGAAGGCGTCGTCCACAAGTCGTTGGTCGTTCTTGATTTTGATCTTATTACGTCGCTGCGAAAAAAGTTTCCTCCTGCGTGGGCTGGAATCTGGACCGGACTTGACGTGTTGCAGGTTCTCAAAACCGAGAATGCTTATGGAGACAGATGCTTCTCGATAGCTCGTGGACTTGATGGAACCATTCAGATTTGGGAAATCAGCAAGACTGAGAAGTTTGACAACAATATTGCTGACGGTAAGAAGGAGATTCAGTGGCTGGTTCAAACCCGCGCTTACAATTTTGAGCTTCCCTTTGGATTGAAGCGGCTTGATTCAGGCGACATTTTTATCGACTCGCTGGACGGAGATGTTTCGTTCAACATCGAGTATCGTCCAGACCAGTATCCCGGCTGGATTGAGTGGGCGGATTGGACTGAATGCGCGGAAACATTGCAGTGTCAGCCTGTTTGTCCGCTGTCCAATTTCCAGCCCCAGTACAGGCCGAAGATGCGATTGCCGACTCCTTCGGATATCCCGTGCAATTCGAGCATCAGCACACCGACAAGAAACATGTACGAGGTTCAGATGAGCCTCACGATTACTGGATATTGTCGCATCAAGAGCATTCGAGTTCACGCTTACGACGTTCAGGAACCTGCGGTCGGAGAGTGCCTCGTGTTTGAAGGATGCAAAACTCTTGAAGGTTGCGACGTAAACCCGTTCCTCTACACATCGGAATAGTATGCCAAACCTAACCCTCATCACGCTAACGGCTCCAAGCCTTCCGGCAAATTATTGCCCTGCCTCTTACCAGAAGTTGGCCAACGATATCATCGGCGGCACTCAGGCTACGTTCAACAGCACGATTGGAAACTCGTTCTTCAATTTTGGACCGACGTATCCGGCGATTAACAACCGGATTTACCCGTGGCTTGATGAAAATGGTCAGTGGTGGATTTACGATCAAGGATTCTGGCTTCGTAAAAACCCAGTTACGGCAGCATACGAGCGTCGCATCTATGTCGGAACGACCACGGATCTTCTTTCGTACGACGGCGGCGACGGAACGGCTACGGCGACAAGTACAACTGGTCCAATGTGGGAAGTTGACACTGAGTTTGAGGCTCGGTTTCCGGTCGGTGTTGGAGCGTTTGTTGCGAGTGGTGCGGTTGCTGTTATGGGTAAGGCGACGTCCACTTCAATCGCTGGCGAGGACAAGCACACGCTGACGGTTCCAGAGACTCCGTTCAACGAACACACTCACGGTGTTGCTCAGTTGATTGCTCCGGCAAACGACGATTATTACCTCGTCAACAAGTCGTGGAGCGGACTTGGTTCGTACCCCACGCAGATCCTTCAAGGTGCTGCTGGAAGCGGTGGTGGAGGAAGTGGACCGAACATTACGACTGGTGATATCGGAACTACCACTGCCGACAAGACCGGCAACGATACCCAGAACGCTGTCGGCCACAACAACCTTCCTCCGTTCTACGGCGTTTACTTCATCAAGCGAACCATCCGAGTCTACTACACCAAATGAAGCTCATCGTTCAGGACATTCGCTCGACCATCGCTCGGGTTATCGGCACATGTGTCGATGATCAGCGCGTTTATGATTACATCAATCAGGCGTGTCGAAGGCTTCTACACAAGGGTCTATGGGCAGGCGCGTACGGACGTTTCACGATCCACACTGTAGGCGGTTGCATCACTTGGCCGCGTCAGATTGAAACCATCGAGTCTGTGGCCGATTGCTGCGGAGTCGGAACGGTTCGCAATCAATGGTTCGAATTTCAAGAATCTGGATACGGACTTCTTGGAGGAGAAAACGGCGCATGCGTCGGCAAGCAGCTTGTAGATCGTGGCACCGTCGTCTCTTACCGAGACATGTCCGGCGGTACAAATAGCTACCTGCGAGTTTATCCCGGTGACGCTTCTGACGTTGGCAAGACCATCACGCTCCAAGGAGTCGATCAGAACGGAAACTGGATTCGCACTCAGTCCGGTGGCGTGTGGATTGACGGAGAGAAGCTGACGCTTGCTTTGCCGTACGTTCAGTCCACCAAGAAGTTTATCTCGTTGAGCGGAGTCATTCGCGATGCGACGAACACTGCTAGTCGTTTGTACGAGTACAATGCGACGACCTTGCTGGAACTTGATCTGGCAGTTTACGACCCTGATGAAACTTTGCCGCAATACCGCCGCAGTTACCTGACGGATCGTTGCAACAACGACGAGGACAAGCCCGTCACGGTCATGGCGAAGATGCGTCATATCAACGCTACAAGCGCCAATGACTACCTCATTCCGCCTTCGCCGGACGCCATCAAGCTGATGGTCATGGCGATTCGTAAGGAAGAGAACGATTTGATTCAGGAAGCAGTGGCCTACGAAGCAAAGGCTGTTCAGGCTGTGCAAGAGCAGACCATGCAGTACCTAGGTGACGCAGTTGCAACGATCCGTATGGTCGGCGTCGGACTAAACGGCGGTGGATTCTCGCAATGGTTCTAAAACTCAACATCGACTTTGCGCTGGAAGAAGTGACTCCAAAGAAATTGGAGCTGCTTCAGGCTGTATTTGACGCGCACGACATAGCGGCTAGGAACAATCAGAATTCAAGTTCTGGCGCTGCTGTGAACGCTTTCTTTGGTAGCGCGCAGCTAACCAACGCAATCGCTTCCGCTATCCTTACGCTTGGTGATGCTCACGGTCCAATTGGTCCTGCTCGATTCGTTTACGAGAAATTCGACGAACGATCTTTGAAGTCGGCCATATTGTCTGGCATGAAGATTCCCGGTTTCGGGAACTCATTCTTTAAGGACAGCATCGATCCAGCGTGGAGTCGAGTGCGCGAAATTATTGAGGCAGACTTCAAGAAGGCGAACGACCGCATCAATCAGCTTCATGGCTGGATGAAAGAAGTCGGAAAAGATGTTCATCCAAATGCGGCTCTTTACAGCGCAGTAATTTGCAACGAACTGGGAATGATTCACGGTTCAGAGTCGGCCATCTTCGTGTTAGCTCGAACAGCGGCTTGGACTTCTTTGTGCATGAAAAATGAACGGTAAACTATTCCAAATTTGCGGGTTGCCACGATTCGGATCGGCATTCATGTCGGTCCTTTTCTCGCTGGAGACTGATTGCATTGGCCTACATGAGCAGGGTGCGACTGACCCAAACTGGCAAAAGTCGATTGAAAACTATCGGAACCGTTACAAGTACGTCGCCGACTGCTCGACCTACGGATATCTTCCGAAGGCTATCGTGCATGACTCGGTCAAGGTGTACGTCAAGAAGGACGCGGAGTCGTCGGCCAAAGAATGCACCGAGCGATTCGGTTACGAGGTTCATCTGCCATCAATTCAGATGCTTCGCGAATATGCTGACAAATGGGCGGCGTCAAACAGCGTGATGACAATCGGAGAGGGGGAACTTTTTAAGGTGGATACTTTACGTCGGATATGGGTTCATTGCTTCCATAACGAGCGAGCTTTTCCCGAGGAGAAAGCTGCACGTCTGATTACCATGAACATCCAACGTCACGAACCCGAAAAGGTCTTCTCGATAGAGAATGGAAATCGTTTTGCGAAGGAGGTTTTTTAATTTATGGGACTCATAGCAGCAGGCGCTGGTGCAGCATTGATGATCGGTGGAGCGGCAATGTCTGCCGGTAAAAAGGTCAAAGTACCGCAATTTCAGAGGGTAAACACCGAGAAGGAGCAGGAGGCGGCGATAAAGCAAAATATCGCATCGCTTCAAAGTGGCACTGAATTGGCCACAAAGACGACCGCTGCTGAGCAGACTCTTCTTGAGTCTCAGCTTCGTCGTGCAATTCCCGGTTACGACCAATTAATTTCTCAAGCGAGCAGCAATATTGGATCGGCTTTAAAGGGCGAACTCTCTCCTGAAGCGAATCGCAATATTCAACGGTACTCGGCTGCTCAAGCTTTATCTCGCGGATACGGTGGTGGTTCTGGAGCGGGGCTTTTTGGAGCTGTTCAAAACTATGCTAGAGCATCAGAGGCAAGGCAGAATCAGGGTCTTGCTCAAGCACAGAACTTTATCCAGCAACAGCGGACGTTTGGAATGGCGCAACCGTTCTCCGTGAGCAGCATGTTCATTACGCCGACTCAACGCATCAACCTTTCGCTGCAAGAGAATCAGTCCCAGTACAATCGAGACATGGCTGCTGCTCAGGTTGCTGCTCAGCCTGATCCTATGATGGCCGCTATCGGCGGTTCGTTGTCGAATATTGGCGGAATGGCGTTTGGTAGTGGAATGGGCGGCATGATGGGTGGCGGTGGCGGCGGCGGCGGCGGCGGCGGTTACGGCGGTGGTGGTGGCGGTGGATTTACCATAAACATGGGCGGTGGCGGGTATGGAGTTGGAGGTGGTGGTGGTGGCTACTATCCTCAAGGACGTAGTTCGGGTTACAATCCATACGGCCAAAATCCATACGGTGGATATAGTGGTTATTAAACAGAATCATCATGGATCTACAACCTAATCGAAATGTTGGTCTTGAAAATCAGCTTCAGGCCATTCAGCTAGGCGCAAGCCTCTACGACCGCGCACAGACGCAGAAGCGGATGATGGAGCAATTGCAGGTGCAGACGGCGGAGTCGCTGCTCAACCAGCAAGGCATGCAGCTTCAGAACAAGATTCGCGAAGATTCACTTGCTGAAGCAATTGGAGAACGGAAAGCGCAAGTTGATGAGTTTAATACGTTCTCTACTCTTGGTAAACAAGTTTCGGATTACCTGAACAACCCTAAGCCGGACGCAGTGTTTCCAGTTGTTCCGCCGTTTAAGTCTAAAACGTACAGGGCTGAGGCGGATAAGATGCTCAACAATCTTGAGAAGTATTCTGTTAGGGCTGAGTTGTTAAAAACGCAAGAAAAAGCAAGAACCGGATCAATATCTAACAAAACTGCTGTCTTAAAAGAAGCAATGCAAATTCCCGGCGCAGTAGACATTAATCCACAAACAGAAGAGCCAACAATAAACTGGACAGTTTTTAACGCAGGAAGACAAAGAATATTTGATGCTACAGTTGAGCAAAAACAAGCTCAGACTAGCTCAATCACCGGAAAACTTGAGCTTGCAAAAAGCAATCTTAATAGACTCGTAAAAGAAGGTGGAGATAAAAATGCAATTGCAGAGGCAACATTAAATTATAAAAAGGCTCTCGCAGAAGAGTCTTCTTCTCTTAATCGTGAAAAATTTGATTTCACCAAAGGTGTTCAGCTTGAAAAACTAGCAAATGAGAGGGTTAGGCTGGATCAAATACGAGACAGAAATGATATTTACAGGCAAAAAGTTCTTCAACCAGCAAAGGTTGGAGATGTAAAACTGAATGCAGTTGACGATAGGCTTGTTAAAAAGTTTGCAGATGACATTGCAAACAAACAAAGTATCTCTGACGCAATTGGATATGAGATTGGAATACTTGAAGATCCTACTGTTAGCGAATATGTTGCTTTAAATTCTGCAAGATCTATTGCTAAAGTTTTAAATAGCGCAGAAGGAAAAGATGCTGTTGGACTTGAGGAGTCAAAACGCTTGTTAAGCGAGTTGGATCTTTTTGGAATTAAACGAGCAATCGAAGGTGGGAAACTGTTTGGGGCAGATGTAGACAGTTTCGTTGAAAAAATTAAAATTAAAAAAGGCGAACTTGATGGTCGAGTTCAAAACAACATGGGAAGGGTTAATGAAATTTATCAAAAATATGGAAAACCCATTCCCGCTGGAACGTCTCAAACGCCTTCCAGAGGCACAATGATTACGGCTCCTGCGCCTCAGACAATGCGCTCGACAAACGCTCCTGCAATGTCGCAAACAAACTCGCCGAGCATGTCTCCGACAAACGCTCCGAGCGTATCAAGAATTCCATTTAAGACACTCCAAGAGGCAAAAGCTGCTGGTGTTGTACCCGGCACAAAAGTTCTCATCAACGGAGTCCCCGGAACCATACAATAAATTTTATGGACGAATACGTTTTGCAGAACGAAGGACAGCCCGACCAAATGCAGGTTGGCCAACCTATTCAACCAGTTGATGTGGGATTGTCGGAACAGCCGATGGGTCAGGTTTCTGCTCAACCTGAAATCACGTTTGTTCCAGACGAGCAGCAGGGAGTAAATGCGACTCCAGAGATTTCATTTGTTCCAGACGAAGCCCCAATGGGTTCTATGGAAGCTGTCAATCAAGCTGCTGCCCAAGCTCCGCTTGTTGGACGTGACACTTTTAGGCCGAAGAGTCTTCTTGTTGAGCAAGCCGACCTTAGGCTTGGTCGTGAGAGCGCTAAGAAGTTTCAGGCGTTTGAAGCAAGCGGTGGCAATCCTGAAGCTGCAATTGAATTTACCCCTCAAGAGCAAAAACTTCTTAATGAGTATCGATTCAACCAAGCTCGAAGGATTGGAGGAATGGGCGCTGGATTAGCGACCGGAATTGCTCTCTCTCAAGTACCGGGAATGCAAACGGTTGGCGGAGAAATGCTTGCTGGAATTGGAAGTGAACTCGTAAGCCAAACGATTTCTCCAGAATCGTACAACATTCAAGAAGCAGCGGCCCAAGGCATTCCATCCCTTGGATTTCTTTCAAAACGTGGAACTGGTGGATTTCGAAATCCTTTGCAATTTTTGACAACTGCTGAAACTGGGGTTGTCCAACAATCTTCAAAGCTGAAGCAGATTTTGAAAGAAGGCTACTCTGGCGCTTTGACTGGAGCAGCTCAAGGACTTGCTTCAACGCTTGGTGATGAGTCTGGAAAAACCGCTGAAACGCTTCAACAAGCAGCACTCGGCGGTTTTCTTATGCCAACGCTTTCATTAGGCGGAAGAACCATTGGCGCTCTTTCAAGAAGCGGTGCAAGCATGCCCCGTTTTGTCGGTGAGTTTCAACGTCCTTACACACAGCAGTTCTTAACCGAACGCGCTGATGCGATTCGAAAAGAACTTGGTGCTGGAGGTGGAATTGATCCAGCAATGGCCGCTCAGTTGGCCGACACTCTTTACTCACCACAGCTTTCTGGAACTCGACCCGAAGACGTGCGCGCTTGGGGAGAAAACATTCAGACGTTTCTTCAGGATTCAATCAGGAAAGGATCTGCTGCCGGATTGAGCGGAGATGATCTTACCAATCAAATAGTATCAGAACTTAAGAGGGTTACAGAACGTAAAGACATCGATCTAAATCTGATCAGTGGAATTGTGCTGAATGCTGATCAGATGATCGGAGAAGCAAAGAAGAAAGTAGACTTTGCGTTTGCAGACAAAAATGCCGAGCTACTCGGTGCTGCAAGAAGAGCTGAAGGAGAGCTTCAGTTAGAATCAAAAGGATTGTTTGACGAAATCAGGAATCTTGAAACTCAAAAGAAAGACTTTAAAGCGTCTGACGACATCGCAAGAACTCAGATCGACAACGAGATAGCCGACAAACAACGACAAATTCAAGAAATCGAAAGCGGGTTTGACCCTAAGTTTGATTACGGAAAACCTGTTAGTCAGTTTGAAACTGGGAAGAAATTTGGCGAAGAAGCAAACAGGATTAAAACATCTTTTAAAGTAGAGCAAAATAAAGGATATAGAGCTTTAGATCCTAAGCTTGAAGCTATTTCAGTTCCTGTTGAAAGGTTGGACAGGAATGGAAACGCTATTCTTGGTAAAGATGGAAATCCAGTAGTTGATCTTTTTACATTAAAAGATTTAAAGGAAAAGAGGACCGAAATTCTTGATCAAATAGATTTCAATAAACCTGTCCAAATGGCAACTTACGACAAGTTTGAAGAACTTGAACGTGTTGAAAAAAGAATTGAGGAAGGTCTTAATACTAATCCAGATTTAAAAGCTGCTCTAAAGGCTCAAAACGCATCGTATCGTGAAGGCATAACAAGATTTAAAGGAACTCTTATCGGAAGTCTTTTACGCGAGACTGGTGAAGGCGGAGGAAAGCCTGAAGCCGTAATGAGCTTGCTTAGTTCGCGTGGTGGTGAAGCGTTGGATGTGATGAAGAAGTTAGCTGGGTCAGATTGGGATACTTCTTTTAAACCAATGCTCTACGACTTTGTTTACAACAAGTTGAGAACAGAAAGTCAAACTCCAGTTCAGTTTTTGAATCTTTTGACTCAAGCAAAACAAGGAAAGGGAACCGGACTTACAAAAGAAGTTTCAAATGAGTTTTTCCCTCAACTTTCTGAAATTCAAGACGTTGCAATACGTTACAAAGATTTGGTTGATAAAAAATCTTCGCTAACGACTCAGAAAAATGAACTCGCAAATAAGTCAAAAGATCTTGAAACAAGGATTTCAAATGACGATACGTCCGCTCGCGGACTGTTGAAGGAAAACGAAAAAAAACTTAAATCTGTCAATGAAGAGATTGATCGGCTTGATCAACCTCGTCCTGATCTTGGTGAAGAATTTAAACAGATGGACGCAAAGACAAAGCAGATGACCGCTGCTTTGGCTGATCTTCAGAGTGCTGTAGACAGAAAGCTTCCGATCAATCTGGATAACGACCAGATCAAGTTAATCTTGTCTAATCCTGACTCGGGTAGGTTGGCCAAGGATCTTCAGCTTTACGTTCAACAAGCGTCCAAAGAATCGACTGACTTTCAAAAAATTGTTGGAGACGCGGTAAAAACAGGAAGGCTTTCGTCTGATCAAGTTCAACCGGAAGATGTCGTTAAATTTCTAACAACCGATTACGGCACAAAACAGCGACATGTTGTTGAGAAATTCATGGGGGTAATGAGGTTAGAAAGGCCGGACCTTGTTGGTGATGTTCAAAATTTGATTGCTGGAAATCTGCTAAAAGACTCCCTATCACCGGGAAAAAAGCAGGTTGATATCAACAAGATGAGAAGTTTGATTTCTGGCGAGTACAATCCAATGATTGTCGAGGCATTTGGAAAATCTGGAGTTGATCAAATGAACAAGATTGCTGATCAGCTTTCCGTTGTCATTGAGAAGGACAGTCTTGTTAAGAGCAAACTCATACCTGCGCTGACATCTGCGGTTGCTTCAACTCTTGGTGCCAATATGTACGGACGAATGGCTTTGTCTAATCTTGCAGCAATCAGTGGAGCTGCTGCTGTTGGAAGGGTTCTGAGAAATCCTGACTACCTTTCGACTGTTACAAAGCCAATTGATCAGGTTGCAAAGGATCAGATGGACACATTCAATCGCCGCTGGCCTAAGATTCTCACTCTTGAGGCTGACCGATTGAACATGCGTAACGATGAACGTAAAGAGGCTGAACGTCCTCAAATTCCTTCCGCTTCAGTTCGTCGATTCTAATGAAAACCTCCCTCTCCAAAAAGGGTAACACCTATCAGGGCAAGAAGGTGACGCTGAACAAGCCCTTCTACACGCCGGGTGAGCGGAAGAAGAGCGCGGTGTACGTTAAGAATCCGGCGGACAAGGTCGTCATCGTTCGCTTCGGCGATCCTGATATGACGATCAAGAAGTCGAATCCTGAGCGTCGTAAGAATTTCCGTGCGCGGCATAACTGCGATACGGCAACCGACAAGACAACTCCTCGGCATTGGTCGTGCAAAGCTTGGTGATTTCGTCAGTAACAACTCATTCTACATATTATGGACAAGATGAAACTTGGTGGTGGCGGACGTTACGAGAAGCTTATCGGCTCTCTTGAGAAGAAGGGCGTCAAAGATCCTGCGGCTCTTGCGGCCTACATTGGTCGTAAGAAGCTCGGCAAGGCGAAGTTCCAATCACTCGCTGCGAAAGGTCGTCGCCGCGCAATGAAAGAGGGCTAACGCTTAGGTCGTCCGCCTGTCCACGGCTTCTTCGCTGTGGACTTATCGACAACGAACTGTTCGGGCGGTGCGTAATCCCATGATATCGTACCGACGCCGCGCTGGATGATGATCGAGCCTGCTTTCTTATTTTCCTTATCCTGCAAGCCTGACCTATCTCCCCGCTTCGCCATTCCGAGCATGAAGCGTCTTGGTTGATTGAATCCTATCTCCTTCATCACAATTACCTCTCTGGCCCAGTTCGTCAGGTCCGACGATCCGAAGCCTGAGTAGGCCATATCTGCCACGCTCTCAGGTTTGTCGTCCTTGCCCTTTGGTTTCGGGAAGTGATGTACCAGCACGATGACGACTCCCGTCTCGATCATAATCGGCTGGAGCAAGTGACGCGTGAAGTTCGCGCAGACCTCGATATCCGATGGATTGCCTCCGATGTACGAGAGCAGAGGATCGATGTAGACGATATCCACCTTCGTCTTGCGAATAAGGCGACGCAGCATCTGCGTGAAGTCTGCCCCAGTACGAACCGCCTCGCGGAAGAACAGCATGTTGGCTCGTTTGAGTCCGTTGACCCAGTCGCTACCGAACACCATCTGCGAGGCTCCTTTGAGAGCGTCATGCTGATCGGCGATGTCGTTCTCCGCTTGGACGTAGGCCACTCTCAATGGTCTTACAGGCTGTACACCGAACCAGTCACTACCTATGGCCCACTTCAATCCCTGATAGAATGCCATTGAGCTTTTGCCGCATCCACTTTGCCCGACAAAGAGAAGCGATGAACCGCGTCGTAGCCATCTGTCACCGATGAGGTTGTCAGGATCATTCTGCGGATCGTAATCGACAATGCTCTGGAGCGTGAACTCCTGAGGCATGTCCTGCGACTCCAGATGGTCCGTGTAGGCGTCCCAGTTCACCGAACCCACATTGATGGCCAACAGCTTCTGCTCGTTGCCATCGCGCATCACACCGGCTAACCGACTGAACCTGCTTGCGTTCTTATTCTTCGGATCGATGCCGAGAGCCTCTAGCTGGCGATAGACGACATCACGACGTTCGTTCCATTCCTCTTTGTTCGACGCATCGACTCTGACCCAGCCGTGCAGGCTCTTGCCGCCGGAATCTATGACGACAGAGAGCGGTAGTTTCGACTCCTTGAGGATCGTCCATTGCTCATCCTTCGTCTTCTCGTCCATCTCAACGAGGACATGGCGGAACGCTGCAACGCCGGAATCTGATCCGTTCTCCTCGATGCACGGGTTGATGCGGACATACGCGCCACGGCTATCATCATTCGTCCACATGGCGCTGATGGGCGGCGTGAAGTGGTTCTTAATCCATTCGTCGCGCTTGAGGAACGTACCCTTAGAGTTTGGCCTACCTCTACCATCCTCGTCGCAGATGATGTCGTTGCAGATGCAGACAATTTCATCCGGCTCGAAACAGGCTTTGAGGAAGTCGCTCGTCGTGAATGGTGCTGGTGGCTCAGGTACAGACTGGATCTTTTGAACGACGAACTTGCCAGTCGTTGATACGGGCGTTCCGCTTTGCGCGGATAGAAGCCATCCCCTTGGCTTGTCGTGCGCTACATTCATCGCCTGATTCACTTTGTGGGCCAATTCATTAGGCTTCCACGGCGGGACACATTTCGCGTTGTACTCATGCAGGAGCGTCTCGGCGTCTCCATGCGACAGTTCAAAGCCGTGTATGAGCGCGGTTGCGACGGCGAAGGTTGCGTTATGACCGCCTTGACCAGCGACGGCTCCCGGCGTGTTTCTGAGCCATGCTCTTGCACGGTCGATCTTTGATTGATTCATTGGATTCCAAGTTGTTTGCGCGCCAGTTCTCCACTTTCGCCGAGGTCAGTGATGGCGATTTGCTGGAGAACTGATTTTGATTCTTCGAGTTTTAGGAAAAGGAGAGACAGCTCTTTGGGAGTCATCAGGTACTTGCTCCAATGTTGAATTGGAATGGAGCGAGACTGGAACTTCGCAAAGAGCTGCTCTTGTGCTGCAATGTAGAGTTTAGGGTGCTTGTTCAATGACCGGGATGAACTTGGCTTTAAATTCAGCCTTCGTTCGAACGTACACCTTTGATTTACCGTCGCGGGTGTAGGCAACCCCCACCCATTTCATTTCTCCGATTCGTATCTCTACGTCATCTGAAATGATTTCAACCTGCACCGAACTGTTTCCTGAGTTTTTGAATTTCATCTTCGGAGGCGTTATCGAGATGTCCGACTCCAAGCGATTGCCAAGCGCCATCAATTATTTGCGCCTTGGGCTTTGGCTTAGTAATCCAACCTCGAAGAATCGCATGGTCGATCAGTGCTGGCGCTTCCTTCAACAGTTGTTCTCTAGTTATTTCACTTTTCATCATAATCAGGCTTTTTTAACAGATTTTCCGCGTCTTCCCATCGATCTTCTCATTCCAAGTTCTGGCCCAAGTTCACTGGCGAATCCGCGTCGGATCATCCATTCCTTGTACTTCTGATCGATGTAGGCGAAGTGAATCTTTTCGCATGATTGATCTGATTCTGCTACCCGCATGATTGATAATTTATTTCCGTCGTTCATTTGTATGTCTCGATTGTGTGTTTGTAGTGTCGCTCGGCTTGGGTGCAGTTCCAGCAAAGGTCTTGAGTTCCGTTGCATCCGCACCCGAGAGATTTGAAAAGTACATTGGCCAACCATTGGTATTCTGCGATGGCCGCTCGCAATGTCTCCACGTCCGTTTCTTCGGACAAAGGTTTAAGCTCCTCGCTCATTTGAGGACGAAGAGAATGAAGTAGGCGCTGGCGACGACCATTCCCATTCCGAACGCCATGATGAGCAATTGCTTTAGCTCCTCTGGAGAAGGCGGACGATTGGCTTTGTGTATCACCGGCCACCGCCCATCGCGTAGTGGAGGATCAAAAGGGCGTCGCAGTTTTTGAGTGTGACGTCCAGATTCGGATACAGTTCCTGAGCTTTGCTTTTTAGCTTTCGCTTCCATTCTGGTCCGGTTTCGCATGATTTACGTCCTCCGAGTCCAAGTGGTTCTTGCCAGATTTTCGGCTCAACACGGTGGAGTGCGTAGCCTTGCGCGTAGCCCAGCCCCTGCACAATCCCGTAGTTTTCATGGAGCGTTGCCATGCTCGCCGACGATGTGAGTTTGCTGACGAACTTTGGCACCTTCTCGACCCATAGATGGGAGTCGCTGACCTTGAATCCTGCCAGCAACTGCGCCGTGTCGGGTAGCGACTCGGGCATTGGAAACAGGAGTATTCCGTCCGCAGTGCTGACCGCGAATCCGCCGCCCACACCCGGATCGACCGCTACAATTGTTTTGTTTGATTTCATTCGCTTAGTATTATTTTTAATAACAGAGAACGGATACGCTCTCCGCAGCGATTCGCACCGCTGATTTGGTGTCTCCACCCTCTGACCACTTCTCGACCTTCACACGGCCTTTGACGCGCACTAGAGCGCCGTTCTGAATCTCGATAATCTTCTCTGCAACTTGTCCCCATGAGGACAGCTCGAACTCATCGAAGTCTTCGTGGAAACGGCCCTCGTTGTCAGTCCAGTGACGGGCGATTGATATAACGCGGCGCACCATGAGCGAGCCGGTTTTGGTTTCGGTTTGTCGGCTGACGCCGCGCATTTCACCGATCAG